TGTATGTCATCATATTTGATTGTTTGCAATGATTTTTGTAAATCTACATTACCTAATGTTTCTGCTATTGAATCTATTTGGTCGGCAGCTATAGACGTAGTCCATAGTTGTTCACCTACGCTATCTACTAACTGAACGTTTAATGGACTGTTTTTAAATAGACCATTTGTTTTCATAGAAGCTAATAACATTGGGTGTGTAAATACATTCGGTCCGCCATACATAGCAATACGTACAGCTTCTTCAGGTGGTACACGTAATGTCAGTGCAAACCTTAACATCCATGATGGTTTTAATGCACGTTGCATAATGTAATCGGAGTATAAATAATCTATCCAACCACTAGGTGCTAAAGATGTTTGTCCTGTACGTAAGTTCTTTTTTAATCCTCTAGTAGGTATTTTTGCATTTTCTAATATTTTCGTAGTTAATTTGTAATCTGAATTACGCCACGTAGTAGATAAAAATTTATTTAAACCAGTTCTTTTTGGACCAACCATTCTTCTAAAAGAAGCTAATGACCTACCAAGTTCTTTGTAATCAATTAGCGGTGTATAGTTATCTGCAAACTGTCCAATAGAAAATGCTGTAGGTACAGCTATCTCTGTAGCTTCTAGTATGTTTCCTTGTTCATCTACTCTGTCAGGTCGATACTTAAATTTAGTACCAGGAAAAGATAGGGGTTGTCCTTTATCATCATAAAAGTATTTTCTTTTTTCTACTATTTCATTATTAATAAAGTCCATTACGCCTTTAACTAACTCATCTTCATCAGCTAAATCAGGATTATCTTGTTTGACTTTTATTTCTATACGTTTATTCATTGTTCTAACAATACGTGTTATATCATCTTGATTTCTTGCTTCTAACAATTCACGAATGTAATAATCTCTTGTAGTTACATCTTCACCTAAAGTAATCATTATTGCATCTATGTTGTCTATAGTTTCACCTATGTGGTTTACTGATGCCATTCGACTAGGTGCTAAGTCAAATAATCTTTTTACTTTTTGTGGCAATGCATATTTTAATGCACCACCTATACCAACAACACCTTTGAATGGGTCGTCTTTAACTTTACCTAATAAAGCTCCTATGGTATTTCTAAGTGGAGCAATGTCTACAGATTGTCCTGCATATTTTTTTGCTAGTTCATTAGCCATATCTGCAACAACTGATTGTCGCATAGGTAATTTAGTTAACGGTGTTCCAAATGATGCTTCAGCTATCTCTTTACCTATAAACGTTCCTGAGTATGGAGCAACCATCAAATCAGATAAGTCACCGTTTTTAAGTAGTGTACTTATTATTTCTCTCATAGAATTTTTATCTTTTACTTTTGTAAGTAAGTTAAGTACTTTTACATCTACTTTACCTAATGCAGGTATATCTTTTAATCGTGCAACAGAATCATTTTGTGCTAGTGCTTCAACAAATTTATCTCCCCATTTAGAATCCATAACTTGTTCTGCTGTTTTACCAAATGTTAAACGTCTAGCTTCTGCACCTTTTTTAGTAGGTTTAAAAGTTTGTAACGCTCTAGTCATAAACGCTGCATCATCTACATACTGTGCAACTTCAGCTTGTGAAATAATTTTTCTACCTGCTGTCTTAGCTGCACCACCATAACCTAATAATAAGTTAATTGGGTCTGCACCTAATCTAAATGCACCATCAATAATTGTAGAAGCTAAAGCATATCTTAAATCACCTTCTTGCGAAAATTGTGCTGCTACTACACGACCTGGTGATATAGGTATACGTTCACCTGTTTTTGTAGTGTATTTGAATTGGTATTCATCTCTTCTAAAATCTTCTGTGATTGGTCTACCATAAACTTTTGCTGCAGCTTCAAATGCTTCTGTTGGTGTTTTACCTAATTTAATCTGTTTACTGTATACGTCTGTATCTTCTAACGCTATTGAATTAGGCAAAATACCAGTACCTAAGTTTAAAGGTCTGCCTTCTGCTCTTTCTTTAAGCACACGTTGAAATTCGTTTTCTCCGTATGCTTCTTTTGTCGAATTATATTTTTCATTAAAATCTTTACCTAATGTAGTTTTTCTGATTGATTCTGTTAAATTATCTCCAGGTACTATACCTGCTAATGTATTTCCTAATACTGCTTTAGACACTGATGTATCACTAGCTTGTGCAGCAACAACAGATGATTTAAAGTTTCTTGATATGTTTTGGAAAGCAGAATCCATTGCTAAGAAAGATAACTGCGCACCTCTCCTAAAAGGATTTACTTGTGTATTAACTTTTACACGTTGTTTCTTTTCCATTGCACGTTGTTGTGTCTGTGCAATTTTTAAAGTATCTTCGTCATCTGCTTTTAAACCCATTAATGGTAAATAAGCAACAAGACGTTTATCCATTGACGGATAAGCATATGCTATATCACGCATAGCTTCTGCTAAGTCAGGTGTTATTGCTCTTTCAAATTGCGAAATCTCACTAACATTCTTAGTAGTTTTATTTGCAATGTTTTGTTTTACCTGAGAAGGTAAGAAGAAATTACCTGATACTCCCATATTAACCTATGTCGAAGTCGGCTTCTAATAGCTCATCCCATATTGGGTCAGGCATAACTCTTTTCGCTGCTTTAAAAATATTTGCTACTGTATCTGTAGCTATCGGCATACCACCATTATCTCCTGCTCCAATAGGTATTCCTGCAGTTACAGGTTCTGACATTTTATTAGTTGGTGCAGAAACATTCATAGGAGGTAAGTTAGGCATACTAGGCATACCACCTGTTGGTGTAGATTGTTCTTGTATTGGGCTAATAGCACCTGCTTGTTGTTCTAATGCTGTCGTTTGTCCTGTTGGGTCGCCTTCCATTCTTGGTGGCGCAACAATATCTGCAAATGCACCTCCTTGTGTTAAGTCAGTAGCTTCTTGTAATGCTTTACTTTTTCTACCTCTATTGTATTTAGCCATATAAGTCATCTCCTAATGTTGGATTGTATTCGTATTCAAATGTTAAATTAATAAAAAAATGTGGATGAGGTGTTGGTATAGTTATAAATTGTGTAGTTGTAGGTGGTTTAGTATCTTCTTGCGTACCTACAAAAACATCTTCAGACCAATCTTCAGCATTAATTATATTAAAAAATTCATTTAAGATTTTTTCATTATCCACTAGGAACTCCTTGTGGAGGTGGTCCTTGACCTATTGCTCCTAACACTTGTTCTAGTCCTGGTAATCCACCACCTGGACCTGTAGGAATTTGTGGTCCACCTTGTTGACCTAGTAATGCTAATTCTTCTTGACTAGGTTCTTCACCTTCTGCTGTATAAAACTTATCTAGTATGTCTGTCATGTTTTGTGGATTTTTTCTAATTTCTATTGCAGCAAGAGTAGCTTGTGGGTTACCTTGTGCTGCTTGTGACATTAAAGATTCAAATAAAACTGTTTCTGCTTTCTCTGCATTAATTCTATCTTTTATCTTTGTAATGTTATCTAATCCATCCATGTTCTCTTGTAATGTCTGTGTGTCAATAATGCCTTGTTGTTTTAATTGCAGTCCTGTAATAATCTTTTGTGGTTCATCAAATCCTGCCATGACACCATACACTCTACGTGTATCGTACATTTCGGCTATGTCAGATGTAGGTGTATACATTTCTTTAAACGCAGTACCGTTATGCATACCTGCAATAGGTTTACGTTTATCAGGAAACATTACTTCATCATATTCAAGACGTTTAGCATCTAATTGTTCCATAGCTTCTTTTAACACACCTTGATATTCTCTAACGTGTAATGAAGCTGATTGACCTAGTTCTTCTAATCCTCTACCTGTAACGAATGAGTTAGGTGATTGTCCATCATCAGATACTGGATAAGCTGCACCAAGTCTAAGGTGTCTTTCTAATCTATCTACTTGTTGAAATAATTGGTATGGTAAGTTATTAACTGGTTTTGATACAGAAGAACCTGGAGCAAAATAGTTTACAGCTCCTCTACCTTTTCTGTATTTACCTGATTCTATTTCTCCAACAATGTTTGTTTCTGTAAACACTGCATCTTCCATAGCAATAGTTCCAAGTATATTAATCTTTGCCATGTTTGCCATAAGTCCAGTAATGTGTTGAAACTGACTTTGCATTTGGTCAAACGAATAACGTTTAGCCACGACAAAACATGGTCCTGACGAAAGCATATTTGGTATAAAATCTATAATCTTATTATTTTCAGGTAGGAAAATATACGTACCTTCACTATCTCTGTACTCTACAACGACTTTTCCTTGACCAGTTGAGTTAGCCCAACTACCTTGTCTTTCAGTTGTTTCTATTAATATTGAGTAAGCACTTTCTTGTGCTTTTTCATTTTGTGCATAAATATATTGTTTAGCTTCAGGATATTGTTCAGCAAGTATTCCATGAGGTACTCGTCTAATAATTCCTAATTCATTAGGTTGTTGGTCATTACCAAAGTTACCTGGATAACAATTAAAAGAATCTTGTAACTCTGCATACGGATATGCGTTACCATTTCTATCTCTTCTATGTGTTAGTGTCCAAACTACAAAACCATAACCTGGAAGCCATCTTGCAGCTTGTGGTAGTTGTTTGTGTAAAGAACTAAATTTATCGTATGACGCAACAATACGTTCTACTTTTTCTGATTTCTTTTTAGCACGTTGTGAATCATTATCATTAAGTAAATCTACTTTGAGGTCAGGCGCTCTGCCTAGTTTTTGTGCAAAACGTTCTAGTGCAGTTAAAAATAAGTTAGGTGCAGGTAACTGGTTGTACTCAACATTCATCTTGTCACCAAGTAATGCTTTTACAGCAGCTTCGCCACCATTCATAATGTCACGAATCCTAGACCTGTCTATCATTCCCTCTTGATTTATAGCTCTAAGGTAATCTATTTTTTGTCCTATTTGTTCGCTATTTAAAGGCATTTATCTCCAATTATCTATATCCATGTTACTAGGTTCGTACCCTGAAAAGCTAGGGTTATAATCATATCCTAGTTCAGCAAAACGTTCCTTTTGCATACGTCTAATTGCTCTCATTGGAAACCAACTAGCCATAACAATATCAGTCTTAGTACCTACGCTTTTACTTCTGTTTTTTGCAGAACTAAAATATACTAACTGACTCGTATATAAGTTTACCTTTTCTTGCGCTTCAAAGCTGAGATATGGCAAAGAAATTTTCTTTTCTTGAAACATTGGTCGCATAGCTGTAACACCATACATTGGGTCAAATTTATTTTTAAATGTTTCGTGTCCTTCTAAAAATATACCATGACCTGATGCAAACTCTCTAATACTTTTATCTTGTCGTATTGCTTTTTGAAAACCGTTTTCCTCTATAACCCAATGTGATAAATTGTATTTCATCCACCATCTTTTTATCACTTCTAGTGCTACAGGAATACCGCCACCTAAGCTGTTATCCATATCGACCATGTGTAATTTATTTTCTGCAGCATCATAAGCCCATAGAAATGCAGCTTGATAACCTGTAGAAGCAGGGTCTAATCCTGCTATAAGTCTTGTTCCTTGTGGTACGTGTCCTATATCTCTTTTTTGGTCACGACATTCCTCTATCTCTACTCTGTCAAACAAAGATAATCCGTCAGGCATTGCAACGTTTAGATAAACCATTTCGTATATAGCTCTACCACCAGTTGTTTCTGCTGCTCGTTTTCTATCCATTAACCATTTGTATGTACGTTTACCTTTCCATAACATACAATCCACATGGTCATCTTCATTCCAATCAGGTAGGGTACAAGCAGTATCGTGTGCTTCTTCTACAGTTGTCGTCCAACTTTCGTTTTCTAAAAGATGTGAATATAAATCGTCATAGTGTTGTCGTGAACCAATTACTACCATTGCAGTATGTTCCTCTTTACGACTAGAAAGTGTTGTGGTCCACCAACTTCTTGTGTTCTCTCTTGATGAAGGTTGCATTGTAGATGTGTGGTCCTCAATGTCATCAGCAATAATTATGTCACAGTCACGTGATAAAATCTTACCACCTCTACCAATACCAACCATAGTCGGACTTTTAATTCCTGTAACCGTTCTTGTTCCTACAGTAAAACCACTTTGTGACCAGGACTTACCAGTACGTGATGTAGGTTTAAATTTTGCTCCAGGTCCACATATCTCTTCTATTAATAATTCGTTACTTTCAAGTTGGTCAAGTACAGAACCTATAGCGTTCTTTGCAATCTCTTCGTTACCACCTACCCATAAAATACGTATGTTAGGATTTTTACAAATAAGCCATACAGCAAAGTGAATTAACAAGTCTGTCTTACCATGACGTGGTGGTGACAATATCATATGCTGTCCACCATTATCTATAGCATCCATAATAGATTGAATCCATCTCTTGTGATAATCTGCTGTTTCGTAAGGTATACCTTGTTCTGTTTCAAAGTAACGTTGTCTAAAGTCATCAAAATCTTCTAAAGACTTTTGTGCTACTTGTGGCAATGCCCACTTGTCTTGGTCTTGTTTAGTTTTTAAATCTTCTACATAAGCAGAGTAAGCCATTGATACTGCACCTTGTGTTGTGCCTATAATTTCTGCAACTTCGTGCATAGTTATTTTTTCTGTATGTATATCTGCTGCTAAACCTGATTCGACAATGTCTTGATAGACTTGTCCTCTACGAGATTGTACGTTAGTTTTTTTACTAGGTATTTCTAAAACATCATCAATTTGTGACCACTCTTTACCTGCTTTTTTAGCACGTTTCTTTTGCATATTAATTCTGTTGTAGCAACGTTGACTACAATATTTTTTTGCTCTAGGTGGTAGAGGTCTGTGACAACCTGCAGCGTAACATAGTTTTTTATCTGTCATACTTATCGCATTCTTTATTCTTACACTTCATGTCGTCCTTTGGTAGCAACACCTCTCCACACCTTGGACAGGGGATTGTAATACTCAATTATTTTTTCTTACGTGTTGTTTTCTTTTTTTTAGGAAATCCTGCTTTCATATTTGCATATGCTTTAGGACTTATTGTAGATTTCTTTTTAGACCTACTTGTTCCTGCTTTTTTTCTTTTGTTCATATTGTGATATAAACCTTTTTTAGCTGCCATCTACGACACCTTTCCATTTTGCGCACCATGCAAATGATTGCACTGTTGCCTTCCATAATGTACAGTAACCTGCAGGTTCATAGAAACTACAGTTACTACATTTCTGATTAGCTTTAGGTGCTAGTTGATACTTCTTAGGTAGTTTACTAGATAATTGTTGTTTGTTGTTAATTACCATGCTTTGCAAGACCAGTACCTTGCTGTGGTTTTGTCAGTCGCCGTACTGCATTTATGTCTTGCACGGAAACTCTTACGAGCTGCCGCATTACCTTTTCGTATTTTCATGTTTGGGTCACCAAACATTACCTTAACTACTCTGTCACCCTTTTGGACATACACTTTAGATTTCTTTCTACCATACCCAGGTTCACCCTTGCCTATTGCAGAAGGCGAATTTAAAGATACTGACTTACCTTGGTATGTAGCCATTAGTAACCTTTTTTCTTTTTCTTTCCTTTAGAAACTTTTTTCTTTTTTACTTTATATTTCATAGTGTTACTATATCACAAAACCCCGCCGAAGCGAGGTTCTGTCGTACAGTTGTCCAAACTGTTATGAAAAATATAACAATCCACAAAAACATTCCTTCTACCACACGTACACCAAGTACTGTTATTTAGATGAATTGCCTTTCTTTCTTATTATAAATAGAAGCGTATCCTCATACGCTGCCCCTGGATTTTCCAGGTATATTCATTGTATCTATTGTTGTAATTTAAGGAGGGAGAAAAAAATTTTTATTTACTGATAACGACTCCCTCACTTGCGTGAGGGTGGGTCGTTCAATCAGAAAGGAGGGCAAATGAATAAATCATAAAACCCATAATAACTATATCATATAGCCCTGAAATAGGGAAACTTGTAATTAATTAATTTATGTGATACAGTTAACAAACAATCAGAGAGTTCTTCCTGCTTTTAGAAAAGGATTCTTGTTCAATACGTATACTACCGTGGACTAGCAGGACCATTCTAACTGGGGTCAAAGCCCATTACTTCATATATTACAATAAGTCATTAAATGGTTTGTTATCGGTTTGGGAGGGATGACACAGGGTTAGCTATGTTTACTATATTAATTAATTAACCTTAATTTAAAAAAAACCTTTCCTTTACTAGCAGTACGGTACACCACTATATGTTGTACCACTACATCTTGTACCACACTTAACAGCATATTCTAAGCGTATATTACATATATATAGAGCGCCCCCCACGTTAAACCCCCCTATGTGAAAGCCCACAAATATCCCTGTTTCCTGACATAGACATAATCTATATTGCTAGACATACTATATATTGTGTGTGTATCTGTAGAACATACTACATGATGTGTACCTTGTTTGATTGAATACTAGGTATGGTTGGTTAACTTATACTATTGGTTGAAGGTTGGTTATTATCCTGGACTTGCGAAGGTGTGATGCACTGCAAGTAAAAGAAAAGTCGCCTGACGAATGGCGACCTTCTTTGATTTGTTTCTGTTAGGTTATTGTTACAAAGTAATCAATCCTATTTTCATCTTGAAGTTATCGTGCCTGTGTTCCTCTATATCTTTGCATAACTCCTGTATCTTTATTTGTTTTTCACATATCTTTATATTGTTATCAACGTGTTCTATTTTCTGCATAAGATACTTAATTGTTTTACTGTCACTTGATTGTACAATCCTATCTAAATAAGATTTACGTTCTTTCTTATACTTTGCTCTTTGCTCCTCATAGGATTTTGTAACAAATTTAATATCACGTTTAGCTTTGGCTAGTCGCTCATCTCTATCTGCTACTGTTTGTTCTTGTTTCATTGTCATTAACTTACCCTAATTTCTTTTATCATGTTATCAATTTCTATATAGTTTACTTTTCTATCGTTAAACTTTACGCCATCACCTGTTTGAGTAACGCCAAAATCCATTGCACGTAAACAGAAATCCCTGTAATTTTTAACAGTTTCATCATTAGCCAATGCGTACATTAATTCATTGTTATTTATCCATAGTGAAACATTCCATGTTTCATAATTAGCCCACCCATTATATTTGTTTTCTTTTGCGTGTTCTTTTTGGTCTACGCATTTAATATCTTGATTGGTTTTTACTTTGCCTTTAGTCATTTGTTTAACCTTTCCTTTGTTACTACTAAGATAGCACTAATATAATTATATGCAACACTTGTTTACAATTAATTTATA